AGAATGGATGAAAAATTTACAGAGCAAGCACTCACAATATTGAGAGATAGATATTTACTGCCAGAAGAAAAATCACCTCAACAAGCATTAGGCAGAGTTGCAGAAGCATTTAGTGATTCAGAATACATGGCAGAAAAGATTTATGATTACGTATCAAAACAATGGTTCATGTTTGCCACTCCTGTTTTAACCAATGGTGGCACTGAAAGAGGAATGCCCATCTCTTGTTTTCTTAATTATGTTCCCGACAGTAGAGAGGGACTAACTGAACACTACACTGAGAACGCTTGGCTTGCTAGTGTTGGTGGTGGCATCGGTGGGTACTGGGGAGACATTCGCTCTGATGGTATTGCTACTTCTGGTGGGTCGCAATCCAGTGGGTCTATTCCATTCATGCACGTAGTTGATAGTGAAATGCTTGCATTCTCACAAGGCAAAACAAGGAGAGGTAGCTATGCTGTTTACCAAGATATTTCACATCCTGAGATTGAAGAATTTTTGGACATGCGTAAACCGAGTGGTGGTGATATTCACAGAAAGTGTCTCAATCTGCATCACGGTGTTTGCATCCCTGATAGTTTTATGTCTCTTATTGATAAGTGTAGCAAAGATAATAGTGCTGATGATTCTTGGCAGTTGGTTGACCCCCATACAAACAATGTTGTTAAAACAGTCTCAGCAAAACAGCTTTGGCAAAAGATACTGGAGAACCGTGTGGCTACTGGTGAGCCATATTTATTCTTTACAGATACAGTCAATCAAGCCTTACCAGAAGCACAGCAAATTAGAGGATTAACTGTTAAAGCGTCTAACCTTTGTAGTGAAATAACATTGCCTACAAACACAGAGCGTACTGCTGTCTGTTGTTTATCTTCTGTCAATCTTGAATACTTTGATGAATGGAAACACGACCCTGAGTTTATATATTATATAGTTAGATTTTTAGATAATGTACTTGAACATTTTATAGATAATGCACCACCAGATTTATATAAAGCTGCTTGGAGTGCAGAACAAGAACGCAGTATTGGATTAGGGGCTATGGGGTTTCATGCTTATCTACAACGTAACATGATACCTTTTAATACTGTCTTATCTGTAACAGCTAATAACAATATATTTAAACACATAAAAGAAGAAGCGGTAAAAGCTAGTTTAGAATTAGGAAAGACAAGAGGTGAAGCCCCTGATATGATAGGTACTGGGCGTAGAAACGCACACCTTCTTGCTATTGCTCCTAACGCTACAAGTTCTATCTTGTGCAATACCAGCCCATCTATTGAGCCTTTAAGAGCTAACGCATTTGTGGCTAAGACAATGAGTGGGTCATTCTTGTACAAAAATAAATATTTAAGAGAAATATTAAAACAAAAAAATATAGACAATGATGAAACGTGGAAAAGCATCATAGCTAATAAAGGTTCAGTACAACATTTAAAAGATTTAGGAACATGGGAACAAGATGTATTTGCTACAGCTATTGAAATAGACCAACGGTGGATTGTAGATTTGGCTGCACAAAGACAAGAGTACATCTGTCAATCTCAAAGTTTAAATCTATTTGTACCTGCTGATGTACACATAAAAGATTTACATGAGTATCACATGAGAGCGTGGAAAAAAGGTGTTAAAACTTTATACTATTGTAGGTCGGAAGCAATCCGCAGAGCAGAAATATTGTCTACTAAAGTAGAAAGAAAAGTAAGACCCGACTACAAAACAGAAGAAGAATGCTTGTCATGCGAGGGATAACATGTTAACTAAAACTAGAAATCATTATAAACCGTTCCAGTATGAGTGGGCATTTGAAGCCTACGATATACAACAAAAAATGCACTGGCTTCCATCTGAAGTTCCACTAGCTGAAGATGTAAAAGATTGGAACATAAGATTAACCCAGAAAGAAAAGAACCTTATATCTCAAATTTTAAAGTTCTTCACTCAAGGCGATGTAGACATAGCACAGGCATATCTTGACAGGTACATCCCCCTGTTTAAACCGCCTGAGATACGCATGATGCTGTCTGCTTTCGCTGCGAGTGAGGCTAACCATGCCCATTCTTATTCACTACTTAATGACACAATAGGAATGTCGGACAGTGAATATCTAGCTTTTCAATCTCTAAAAGAAATGAAAGATAAGCACGACTATCTAATGAATAACAGAGGTTCCGGGGTAGAAGGCAAAGCTAGAGATTTAGCTGTGTTTTCTGCCTTTGGAGAAGGGCTACAACTTTTTGCCAGCTTTGCAATTCTCCTTAATTTTCAAAGGTTTGGCAAAATGAAAGGCATGTGTCAAATAGTTACATGGAGTATTAGAGATGAAAGTCACCATGTAGAAAACATGATTAAATTGTTTCATGCTTTAGTAGATGAAAATCCTGAGATATGGGACGACAATTTTAAACATACTATTTATGATATATGTCGAGACATGGTAGAACTAGAAGATAAGTTTATAGATTTAGCTTTTGAACAAGGTGGTATTGAAGGTTTAGAACCGCATGAAGTTAAAGATTATATACGGCACATAGCTGATAGACGCTTATTACAACTGGGTTTGAAGCCTAACTATGGTGTCAAAGATAACCCGTTACCTTGGTTAGAATGGGTAGTTAATGGTGTAGAGCATACAAACTTTTTTGAGAACCGGGCTACCGAATACAGCAAAGGGGCAGTAACAGGTACGCTTTGGAATTAATAAGACCCCCTATTAGAAAGGAATTTACAATGGATGTATTACCTTTAAAGGTTAAAGATTTGATTGCAGAGTTAGATAAAGAATTTCCTTTAGAGATGCCTAGTATTAAACTCCCTGATAGAGAAGTTTGGTTTAAAGCAGGGCAAAGAGATGTTGTAAATTATTTAATTAAACTACAAAAAGAATCATAGGAGTTTATTATGTGTTTTGGAGGCTTTAGAAGTGGTAGAAACCCTCCCCCACCAGCACCACCACCAGTTCAACAAGACGTAGCTGAACCAGATACACCTGAATTGGAAATTGATGTGGATGAGAAGGGTGAAAAGAAACGTAAGAAAGCAAGAGGAACATCCATGCTACAAACTACCGATTTAAGTATTCCTACGGCTGGTCGTATGGGTGGAACTGGTACATAATATATGGAAATACAAGATTTAGTAGATACAGCAGAAGGTCGCTATGAACGAATGCATGAAGAAAGAGAACACTATCTTGAACGTGGTAGAGAAACTGCGGAATTAACTATTCCACATGTACTCGTTGATTATGGGTTTACTGAATCTTCAGATTTATATACACCATACCAAAGTGTTGGTTCTAGGGGAGTTAACAACTTAGCTAGTAAATTGTTGTTGTTACTCTTCCCACCTAACCAACCATTCTTTAGATTATCTATAGATGGTAAAGCAAAAGAACAGGCAGAACAACAACCAGAAATAAAAACAGAGATAGAAAAAGTTTTATCTAAAATAGAACGTGAAGTTATGGGAACTATAGAATCAGAAGCTATGCGTGTTCCTGTATTTGAAGCTCTAAAACACCTGCTTATTGCAGGTAATGTGTTGTTGCATATACCTAAAAAAGAAAAGATGAAGGTATATCCCTTAACGAATTATGTAATAAAAAGGGATGCTTCTGGTAATCCATTAGAAATAATAATAAAAGAATCTGTGTCAATAAAAGCATTACCAGAAGAAGCACAGCAAATTGCCTATGCTCACATGAGCAAAGAACAGCTAAGTGCTACAGATGATTGTGATTTGTTTACACATTTGTACCGACTACCAGATGGCAACTTTTATGTGTGCCAAGAAATTAAAGGGGTAAAAATCCCGTCATCCATAGGGAAGTTCACACCTGATAATTTTCCTTACCTACCTTTACGAATGGTATCTGTAGATTCGGAATCGTATGGACGTTCATACGTAGAGCAATATCTAGGTGATTTAAAGAGCTTAGAAGGATTGTCACAAAGCCTAGTGGAAGGAGCCGCAGCCAGTTCTAAAGTTGTCTTCCTCGTTAAGCCTAACGCATCCACTAAAAAACGTGACTTAGCTAACACTCGTAATGGTGATATTATTACAGGTAATGATGGTGATGTTCAAGTTTTACAAGCACAAAAACACTATGATTTGGGGGTGGTCGAGAAAGCTATCTACCGTTTTGAACAACGGTTGCAGTTTGCATTCCTGTTAAATGCAGCGGTACAAAGGGATGCTGAAAGAGTGACATCTACAGAAATACGATACATGGCAAACGAGTTAGAGACTGCCTTGGGTGGTGTCTACTCGTTATTGTCACAAGAATTACAGTTGCCGATTGTGCGTTTACTTATGCAACGCATGTCAGCCAAAGGTTTAATACCTAAGTTGCCTAAAGGAAGTGTGAAACCTACTATTGTAACAGGAGTAGAAGCACTAGGCAGAGGTAATGACTTAGATAAGTTAAGAGAATTTGTAGCTGAAATATCTCAGTTAGCTCAAATCAATCCACAAGCTGTGCAGATGCTAAACATTTCAGATTTAATACAGCGTATGGCTAACAGTCATGGCATAGAAACTGAAGGATTGATTAAGACACAGGAACAATTACAAGCTGAACAAGAAGCTGAAATGCAAGCTCAACAGATGGCACAGCTACAGCAGACAGCACAGGATGTAGCACCACAAGTAGCTAATAATTTGACAAGGCAATAGGGAGCTAACATTTTTAAGGAAATTGTATGGCAGAGCAAGTAACAATATCAGAACCAGAAACAACGGCAGAAAAACCAGAAGAAATACAAGCAGACAGACCAGAATGGTTGCCAGAGAAATTTAAAACACCAGAGGACATGGCAAAAGCCTACTCTGAGTTGGAAGGAAAACTAGGTAAACCAACAGATTCTACTGGGGATTCTGACGCAAAGAGCGATAACCTAGAAATTGAAAAAGCAGAACAAGCAGTAGAGTCTGCTGGTTTAAACATGGCTGATTTACAAGCTGAATATGATAAAGATGGACAACTTGCAGATAAGTCATACGAAGCATTAGAAAAAGCTGGTATTCCTAAAGATTATGTCAACGCATTTATAGAAGGTCAAAAAGCTCTAGCCACACAGCGTACTACTGAAATTAGAAATTTAGTCGGTGGTAATGATAATTACAATGAAATGACTACATGGGCTAAAGACAATATGTCTGACGCAGAAATAAATGCTTACAATAATTCAGTTAATAGTGGTGATATGGAACAAACTAAATTAGCTGTATTAGGATTACAAGCGAGGTATCAAAGTATAGAAGGTGTTGAGCCTACCCTTACCAGAGGGAAAGGAAATGTTCCTAATACATCTGGTGCATTTAGGTCATGGGCTGAAGTAACATCTGCTATGAAGGATGCTAGGTATCAATCAGATGAAGCATACAGGGCTGACGTACAAGCTAAAATACAAAACAGCCAATTATAGTTAGACTCCCGTTTGGGAGTTAACTTACAATCATTCAAGTCTGAAAACTTGACCTCTTGAGGGAGACAATCTTGATTAGAAGGAGCGAATGTATTGTATCCACCAATTCGATAAATCTAGTATAAGGAGATTATTATGGCTGCAGCAACGCCAGTATCAGTTGGTAAGGTCAATGCTTCAGGTTCAGAAGACGCTTTATTTCTAAAAGTCTTTGCAGGAGAAGTCCTGACTAGCTTTGAACGAGCCAGCGTAACCGCAGGTGCAGAGATGGTACGCTCTATCTCTAGTGGAAAGTCTGCTACATTCCCAGTTATGGGTCGTGTAGCCGCATCATATCACACCCCCGGAGCAGAAATCACCGGAAGTGATGTAAACCACAATGAGAAAGTTATTACCATTAATGACTTGCTTATCAGTTCAGTATTCTTATCCAACTTGGAAGAAGCCAAGAATCATTGGGATGTACGTAGTGCATACTCCACTGAGATTGGTCGTGCTTTAGCATTCCAAAAGGATAAGCATATCCTACAAACCATTGGTCTAGCATCACAGGCTTCAGCTAACGTAAGCGATTCAGGCTACGGGGCTGGAACAACAGTGACAGATTCTAACATTGCAAGTGCTACAGATGCAACAGCAGCCCAAGCAATGATTGACGCTCTGTTCGATGCAGCCAAAGCTCTTGATGATAACTATGTTCCAGCAGAAGGTCGTAAGGCTTTCCTAAGAACAGAAGAGTATTACAAGATGGCTAATGCCACTAATGCAGTCAACATTGATTTCAGTGGTCAAGGTTCTATTGCAGAAGGCAGAGTAATGAAAGTTGCAGGTATTGAGTTAGTACCAACACCTCACTTTGTTGCATCTGACCTTTCATCGTCTACTGCTGTAGATGCTGGTTCAGCAATAGGTACATATCCGCAACGTGTTAACTTGGCAAACTATGTTGCCTTGGTATGTCATCCAAGTGCAGCAGGAACAGTCAAGCTAATGGATTTGGCTACCGAAATGGAGTATGACATTAGAAGGCAAGGTACTTTAATGGTTGCTAAGTATGCTATGGGACATGGAGTTCTACGTCCTGAAGCTGCTGTAGGTATTAAAGAAGCCTAATGACTAATTGGGAAGGCGAGAGAAATCTCGTCTTTCCTCTTTTTTAGGAAAGATAAATGAGTACACAGATAACAGCTACAACTGAGTTACAAGCTGTCAATATTATGCTTAGTTATATTGGCGAAGCTCCTGTATCTACTATTGAAAGCACCACAGGCACAGGAACAGATGTCGCTATGGCAAAAAACATATTAGATGAAACATCAATGTCTGTGCAAACTCAAGGATGGCATTTCAATACTGAAAAAGATGTTACTATAGCTTTAGATACAGACGGTAAAGCAGTATTGCCTACCAATGCAGTTCAAGTTGAAGTATCATCCCCATATCAGGAAGTATATTCATATACTATAAGGAATGGCAATGTTTACGATTTGGAAAATAAAACGGATGTTTTTACTAACGCTCCTATCGTTGATTATGTTTTGGTGCAACAGTTTGAACAACTACCGGAATACGCTAGGCGGTACATCACGACTAAAGCAGCAAGGCGGTTCACTTCTCGACTTGTCGGGGCGACAACTGAATTGGCTAGAATGGCTGAAGCTGACGAGCAAGAGGCACACGTAGCTTTTGAACAAGCAGATGCTAGGGCTGGCGACCACAATATATTAACAGGTAATTATAGTCAATATTATATTATTAACAGAGGTAGATATAGAAGGTCAAATAGATGACATTAGTAACACAAAGCATTCCTAATTTAATTAATGGTATTAGTGAACAGAATGCAGTCCAACGAAATCCTACACAAGCTGAATCACAAGTAAACTTTCAGTCTTTGATTGTCGATGGATTATCTAAAAGACCACCTTTAGAATTTAAAGGTATCATTAACAGCAGTCAACATTTATCTAACAAATCAAAAATTACGTGGATAAACAGAGATGAAGATGATAGATATGTTGTCGTATGGACAGATGGGTTAGCCCCTAAAGTCTATGATTTAACTGGCACTTCAAAATCGGTTGATAACTATGGGGTAGGCAGTGATACTGCAACATATTTAGATTGTTCAAATCCTCAAACAGAATTAAAATGTATTAACATTGCTGATTACACTTTTGTTGTTAATACAACTAAAACTGTAGCTGCGGATAGTGCAACAACTACCGACACTACAGGAAGGTTTGGTAGAGAATTTTTAATATACGTCAAAACTACAGCTTATGGCAGGTTGTTTACAGTTACGTTAACACACGCAGATTGGTCTAGCAGTTACCCACATGGTATACAAGCTCGCTATCAGATGCCATCTGGAAAAGATGCTTCAACAGCTAATTCTATAGGAACAATGCTAGATACAACAAGAGTGGCTGACATTTTAATGTATGGTAAAAGTTCTCAATACTACAAGACAGCACCAGAAGGAATAGATTATAGAATAGTTAAACTAAATGCTACTGGCGGTGTTGATTCAGAGCTTGTAGGAAGTTCTGGCTCAGTTAATGATACAGATGGACTAGCTACGTTTAGCACAATAACTTCTGAATTTACCTTTGAAAGAATAGGAAGCACAATCTATGGCTCAGTAGATGAGTCTGGTAAAACTTTTGGAGTTGAAACTGAAGATGGTTTTGGTAACAATGGAATGTATACTATTAAAGATTCTATTCAAGATTTTGCCAATTTACCAGCCCAAGGTAAAACAGGAATGGTAATTAAAATTACTGGTGATGAAGGAGATAGTAACGGTGATTATTACGTTTCCTACAATGGTGATGGGGTATGGAATGAAACTGTAAAACCCGGAATATCTGTAGGATTAGACAACAGCACAATGCCACATGCTCTAATTAATGATGGCGATGGCACGTTTACTTTTAGGCAAGTAGATTGGAATGATAGAGTAAAAGGGGATACTGAAACAAATCCAAATCCATCTTTTGTAGGTAAGAAAATAAACAACTTAACATTCTTTAAGAATAGATTAGGAATCTTAACAGACCAAAACATTGTACTTACTGAAAATTCTGAGTTTTTTAATTTCTTTGCCACAACAAATACAGATGTTTTAGACACAGACCCTATTGATGTGGCTACTTCCGGTACTACTGTAGATAAACTATATAACGCTATAGAATTTAACCAACAGTTATTGTTATTTAGTAGTCAAGCTCAATATATATTAGAATCTTCTGGGGATACAATAACACCTGTAAATGCCATCATAACTAAAACTTCAACATTTACACATAACACTAACGTAACACCAATAGATACAGGAAGGTTTGTATACTTCATGCAAACCCGAAATGAAAAAGCTTCTGTAGTAGAATACTATGCAGACAATGATTCGTTAGTTAACGATGGGATAGATTTAAATTCAGGCACATCAAATCTTATAGATTCTAATGCACACACTTTGGCTGCTAACAGTATCCACGATACACTCTTTGTAGTAACTGGGAATGTACCTGATACTTCAGGAAGTGCTGGTTTATACTTTACACCGTCATCTTCCGCAGCAACATTAGGAACAACTGAAGCATCAAGAATATATATTTATAAATATTTTTGGGATGGACAACAAAAACAACAATCAGCTTGGTCTTACTGGGAATTTCCTAATACTGAAATATTAAGTGTAAATTCGTATGATAGTGATGTATATGTTATTTACAATATGGAAGGACAAGTAAGACTTAGTAAAATAGACTTACGTAATCCTAACTTTAGTTATGGCAGCACTTCGTATTCTTATCCTTTGTTGTTAGACCATTGGAATGTAGTAGCTTCAGCAGGAAGTTATGACTCTGCTACAGATACAGGAACATATACTTTACCTTATGTTGTAGATAACCAAGTATTAGTAGCATTTGATTTTAATGGGATACAGTACACAATAACATCTTTTCCGGGTAGTGCATTAGTAAACGTAGAAGGAACAGGGGGCAGTTCAAAATCACTTGTTTTTGGGGTTAAGTATACGTCTACCTATCAATTTAGCACTCCTTATGTAAGAAAAGCAGAAGGACAAGCAATTACATCAGGACGCTTTCAAGTAAGAAGAATGTTATTAAATTATGTTGACTCAGGATTTTTTAGAGTTCAAGTAAATCCTGACAACAGAGATGTGTATAATTATGATATGAATGGTATAGTCATATCTAATCCTGACACTACATTAGAATCACCAAACATTGTAAGTGGTGAATTTAATGTTCCTATACAAGCAAGAAATACAGCATATACTTTAACAATAAGAAGTGATAGTGTATTGCCTTGTCACATAATAAATGCAGAGCTTGAAGGGTATTACCATAACAGAGCTAACGTAAGATAATGGCGTATGTTAGAGAGGCAGTGCTTAATGATGCACTAGAATTAGCTCCTAACATGAAAGAAGGGGATGTAGAAGAAATAAAAGCATCTAACAATTTAATACCTTTAGAAGCTCTTGTCATTCCTTTTACTATACCAAACTCAATTATATACACAGCAATAGGCAATAGAGAAGAACCCATTGCAATGTTTGGTAGTTGTCCTACGCCTGATGAAGAAACAGGTATTGTATGGCTTTTGTCGGCAGAATCATTAATACAAAAAACCTATAGGACAAGATTTTTACGTGAGTGCAACCATTGGATTGACGTAATTAGCAAACCATATTCTTATGTGTACAATCATGTAGACGTAAGGAATTGGAAATCTGTAAGATGGTTAGAACACTGCGGATTTAATATTATAAAAACAGAACCCTATGGGGTTCATCAATTAGATTTTCATTTATTAATGAGGGAAAATAATGTGTGACCCTATAGTAATGGCTGGAGTTCAAATCCTTAAAGGAGTAGCTCAATATGAATCCGATAAAGAAGCCTATTCAGCACAAATGGATGCTAACAGACGTAACAGAGAAGCTGCTCAAAGAGGATACCTTGCTGATGTTTCCAGACTTAAAGCTATAGCTGCCGAAAAAGGTGCTGATAAAGTAAGAGCAGATATTAAACTAAAGAAACAAAGGCAATCTGAAATAGCAACTATGCTTAACAGTGGTGCTGGTGGTGTGTCTGCAATTTTAAGAGATATTGGAGCAGATGTTAATGATGCCTTTAATGAAAATACGGCTGCATATATGCAAGATGTGACTAGCTTACAAAGAAAGAGTTTAGAAGCCTATGGAGCTTTTGAACAAACTTGGAATAGTCAGCCTAACCCAGCTAGACCGAATTTCCTAAGTTCAATGCTTGGTGCTACTGCATCTGCAACTGAGTCTTACATAGGAATGAAAGGCTATCAAGAAAGTAGTAATACAAGTAACACATCAAGAAGAGTTGCAGGAAGTCCTACATCAAACATATCAAGCAGTTATTGGGAAAAGGCATAAAAAATGGCAGAAGATTACGGGATTAGAAAGACTTATGGTGGTGGTGTCTCTAATGTTTATTATCAATCTACTACAGCTAGTAATGTAAAAGCAGATTTAAGTGGGGCTAAACAATTAGATGACTTAGCTAAAGCCATTGGTACTGTAGCTAAAACTGTAGGAAAAGTAGAAAAATACAGGTATAACACAAATACCCAAGAAGCTGCCGATAGAATTAAAATGTATCAATCAGAGGGTAAAACAGTAGAAGAAATTGAAAACATTGTAAAAAGTGGTAAAGACCCTGTGTTAGCCCGTAAATATGCTTCAGTCCAAATTGATTATGATTTAGGTGTTATGTATGGCATTCAAGATTCTAAAGCAAGGCGTGACATGTTAGGTGCTGACTTTTCAGAAAAAGCACTAGACATCGACATGGGGCGTAATCTTGATGATAAATCAGCATCTTTCAATAGAGGGTATCATTCTAAATATCATGCAGATACTTTGAAATTGATGGAAGAAAAAGCTGAACAAGTAAACACTAAAATTGTAAATAAACAAGCTCAAGCCATTATAACAAACCAAGGTGAAGAAGTTTTAAGGTTAGATTTAGGATATGATGATGCAGTAAAGAATATTGGTGTAGCAGTTAGAAACAACGTCACTATTCCAAACAGTGCTATTGGAGAACTTCAATTAACTTTTCTTAATCAAAAATTAACTGAAGCTAAAACTTTAACTAATATTGAAGAACAATTAAAAATAATAGAAGGCATTGAACTTGGGTTACAAACTAGACGGGGAGATGCAGAAGAATTACCTTCTTTAATAAAAGATATAAACAGTTCTGCTAAAGCTGATGTGCTTTTGAATAAATTAAAGACTTTTAAAAATAGTATAGTGGATAAAGATAATTCTTTATTTATTCTTAATGGTGCATTAGCAGGTAGTGATAGAATGCAAACACAGCTTGAATATGGAATTTCGCCCGGCAGTCAAAAAGATATGGACATGCAATTTGCACATCAAGACATTCTTTACAATGAATTTTATAATAAATACAAAGAAGCTAATTCAACAATAAACGGTGAAGAACAATTAAGTGAAGAAAAGCTCGTGGAAAAAGCAACAATAGCAAGCGTAAGACAAATGATATATGACATGGGACAAATAGGAAGACCCTATTTAGAAATGAAAACTAGGTTTGAATTTCCTGTAAATGCTTTGTTATCAAGTGGACAATCTTATTTAACTGAACAAAACATTGAAACCTTTAGAACTAGATTATACACTTACAAGACGTATAAAGCCCAAGATATTGCTATAGATACTGTAATGGGAGATGAACAATCTGCTTTTTATGCAACACTTGATGCTTTAGTAAATTTAGGTGGTGATGGACAACTAGGAGATGTTGGAACTGTTTTAAAAGGAATGTTAGAAAAATCTGCGGTTACAACCGCTATATCAACTGAAGAATTTGAAGATATGTTAAGCAACCTTGAAGGTTTTGGTGTAGATTTTAGGCAACCAAATTTAGAAAGCCAAGTGGAAATATTAGCAAATCATTTTTATAAATACACTAGAAACCTTGACACAGTAGAAGACTTGGTAAAGGAACAATTAGAAGCTAAATATCATATTATTGATGGAACATTAGTTCCTAAAGCATTGGTTCTTACAGATGAAGATGCAGACACTTTTGAAGAAAATGTAAAGATTCTTAAAGAACAAGTAAGTGACAACACAGGTGTAGATGAAGATGATTTAACGGTTGTACATACTGGGCTTACTAACGAATTTATTATTATTGATAGCTATTCAGGATTGCAACCCATTAGTAAAGATAATACGGTAATAAAAGGAAAATACACTAACGGGGCTTTAATTGACCCTGAATTTGGAAATAAGTATTTTAATCTTCCAACTGAAATGGACAAAGCAATTCAAAAAGCTGTAAAGAAAGCTGAACGTGATAGGTTGAAAAAAGAAAAGGATGCAGAATTTAACAAGAAAGTTAGAACATTTAACCAAAAAAGAGCCGATGAAAGAAATAATTTTAAAACCTATATGGTTGATGGAGATATAGATGAAAAAGGTAACTTTGTATTTGCAAAAAAGCCTCCAACTGGCTTGTTTCTTGGATATGGTGACGCATTTGTAAATCTTATTAAAGAAAAGTTTTTTTCAGGTGGTTCAAACGAAACAACTACAGAAAAACAAATGCCCCCGTATGGAGCAGGAAGGACTATGACAAGGGGTGGAGAAATAACTCACCTTAGAAAGTTCTTTGATACACAAGCTACAAATAAGTTAGAAGAACAAATCAGGAAACAAAACGAAAGAAAAGCAAAGAATTATAAGAGTAAACCTGAAGAAGCTAAAAACCCAATACAAGAACAATTGGAGTTAATTGATGGCTGAACTTAACTTTAATGATTTTCCAACAATAGCTTCTTATGTGGAAGAAATACCACAAGCACTAAGTAGCGATGGAACAAAAAAAGAAACACAACTTAAAAATTTAAAATTCTTAGAACAAGCAATTAAAAACGAGGGAATTACAAATAGAAATTTAATACGTTCATTAGTAAGGTTGATGTACAAAGAATCTACATTTGGACTTAACTTAATATCAGATACAGGGGCATCCGGTATTCTGCAAATAATTCCAAGCGATGCCCATGATTTGCGACATTTAAAAATGAAAGGTAGTTGGAAATATGGTAAAGAAGTTCAAGCCCTTATTAAAGAAAGATTTGGAGATAAACAACCAACTTCAAAACAGTTAAAAAAGTTTTTTGCAGGAAAGTCTAAACAAAGAGCAGCACTCCAAAACGATTTAAAAAATCCTGAACGTGCTTTAGATAATATTACTCTTGGAGTTCGTTATTATACCGCATTATTTACAGAAGATTTTGAAGGGAAAAAAACAGAAGAGAGCAATGATGATATAGAAAGATTAGCTAACTCAACAGGTTCTTATAATCAAGGATATAAAGGTTATATAAATAAAAATCGTAAGCCACCTGAAGGTTATGTAGAATTTATAAGCGGTATTAAAGATGGTGCAATAGTAGGAGAAGTAGATGATGTACCTGTTCCTCTTGAAACTACTACTGAAGTAGTCCCTGAAGAACCAACTATTCCTAGTGGTGTTGAAGAACAAACTACTCCTGAAGATTTTGATGCGTTTACTAAAGCTCCTGATATAGAAAGACCGGAGTTTATAGAGACAGTAAAAAAGGTAGGAAATGAACTGGTAGATACTGTTTCTAATATGTTACCTGAAATGCCTGAACCAGAGGTAGAAGATGTAGTTGAACCAGAGGTAGAAACTGCACCTGCACCAGAAGATATAACTTCTTCCAATATAGAAAACATGGCTGGTATGTCGGTTCACGAAAGAAGAACCATTCCAAATAATGACGCTTCTATGGAAGATAGAATAGACACTGTAAAACAACAATTTAATTTAGAACAAGAATTACAAAATATATCAGAAGAATTAGGCGAACCAGAAACCGACCCTGAGAAAATTGAATTTACTCCAGAACCTATAGAAAATACTCAATCATGGCAGAAAACAATTTAACTGAAGAAATGACTGACGGTGTTCCTACTGCTCAACAGCTAGATTTATTTGTTAACGAGCCAGTACCAACTATAACAGGCGATGAGTTAAAAGCTATAGAAGATGTTGTTGAACAACAAAAACAAGCATTAGAATCTAAATATAGTTATCAGGATATTGCTAGAGAAGCCATTGATTTAAATACAATAGGTGCTACTTTTCTTAGAACATTAGGAAAAGAAAAACTTATGCCCGACCCTGATTTTGCACCTACATTTGAATTGTTTGAGCAAGTAGCAAAAGATAACGGCATACGTCCTGAACATATAGATGCTTTTTCAGAAGCACAGTCAATGGAACATTTAAATCAAATTGTAGGGCGTATAAGAGACGTACAAAAATCACAAGATATTATTATGTCTAAAGGTATTGCTAAAGGTTTAACTGCACATATTTTATCTTCTGTGTTAGACCCTGCTGCAATTGGCGTGGCTGTTGCTAGTGAAGGAGCATTAGCTCCCCTTATATTAATGAATAAATTATCTAGGATGCAAAGAGTAGTTAGAGGTGGTTTAGCAGGTATGTCAAGCAATGTAGCTATTGAAGGTTACTTAGCAACTGAAGACCCGACTATGGATTCTGCTGATATTTTATTTGCTGGTTTACTAGGATTTGGAATTGGTGGTGGAGTATCGGCACTAAGAAGAACAGCAAAAGGACAAGGAATTATAGACAATGTGCAAAGAGGTGCAATTAGGCAAGACATTGAAGATTCACCTTTAGAATTAACTGAAAAAGGCAAAACACAGTTGAAGCATGATAACAATCAAGCGTATAATGATACTAAAACTATTGAAGATTTTGATAGCCCCGTAGATACTTTACAAGGCATGAAACGAAGTGATGGGCGTAATGAAATTAGAGTTGCCGAAGGTGAAGAATACATGCGTCAAGTAAACGAAGATGGAACAGTCACACTAAGGAGATGTAAATAATGGCTGAATGCGTATGGGAAGATGGCATAGATGTGCCTGATAAAACAAATGTTTCCCCTGAAGAAGCCGATTCTTTTCTTAGGGTAAGACAACTGTTGTATGGTGAGGATTCAAAAATTGATATTGGAAATGAAGACCGTTCTGATTCATGGTGGAAGTTTCTTCGCTATGACAGAGCTTCTGCAATGATTTTTTCTAAAAATAAAATTTTAGCTCATATTGGAAAAGTGATTGTAGAAGACCCTGTAGGAACTTCTGGAGTAAGAAAAGAAACAGCTTCAATATGGCAATCATTTGAAGATAATAGAATGAAACTCAAATTCAGACAAGCAACTGAGGGTGCATTTAAAGATTTTATTAAAGAAAGAGACATTTCTCTTGTTAAGCAACACTCTGGGGCAATAAAGAAAGAATTTTTTAACCTTGTAGGTAAAGAAAAAAGAGGTATAAATACTAATAGTCCAGCAGCTAAAAAAGCATCAGATGAAATAAGACTTTTGTATGATGAATATTTACAGATGGCTAAACTTGCAGGAGTTAAAGGGGCAGATGATGTTGTTGAAAATCCTAATTATTTAACAAGGATATATTCTAATATAAAGATAGGTGAAAAACTTGACCAAATAGGAGAGACAAGATTAGCCAAAGTTATAGCAAGAGCAATTAAAAGTGATGAAGCAACAGTTAGAACAGGTAAAAAAACAGTAGAGGAAATTGATGCTGTTAAATTAAAATTAGCTAAACATTTAATAAAATCAATTACTAAAGTGCGTGATGGTTCAGGCATTAATTTAGAACGTCTTTTTGCATCAAGAGCAGAGGAAGTTAAAAATTATTTAACAGACATTGGGTATGAAACTAATGAAATAGATGACATGATGGCAATTCTTTTTAAGACCCAGCCGGATGCTGGCAGAGTTAAATACTTAAAAAGACGTATAGCATTAGATGAAACTTATTTTGATAATGAAGAAGGGTTTGGCATCTTTGACATTTTAGAAAATGACGTAGAAACATTGTTTATGAATTACTCTAGGAGTATGTCAGGTCAAATAGGGCTTTCAAGAATTGGTATAAAATCACAAGGAGACTATGACTTATTACTTAAAGAAATACTGAAAGAATATGACAGATTAGGAATAAAAGCAAACGATTTAAGTAGAGTTAATGAACTGGCTGCGTTGCAAAGTTCTTACGATTTTATAAAAGGAAAACCACCAATAGACCCAACAACACTAGGGTCTAAACTTACTAGAATAGCAACGAAATACAACTTTTCAAAATCAATGGGACAAGTTGGTTTTTCAATGTTGCCAGAAATAGGTAACGTAATGGCTTCTGCTGGTATATTTACTTTAGCAAGAACAATTCCAAGTTTAGGAAATCTTTTTAAAAGAGCCAGAAATGGTAAACTAGATAATAAATTGTTATCTGAAGCTGAAGAATTTTTTGGAGGGCTTGGAGCAGAGCGTTTTATAAACCAAGTAACAGACCAAACAGATGATTTTGGAAGTACACTAGGAAGTGGAAGTATTGGAAAAGTTGAAAGAATTTTAGATAGAGCAGCAAGATTTACTACTGATGTATCAGGAATGAATCCAACAAACATGGCTCTTAAAAGAAGTCTTAGTGCTACCATGTTGCAAAGATTTGCTAAAGAAGCGTTAGGCGGTGCAGAAGCGTTAGGAACACGTAAGTTTTTTGGGCTTGGAAAAAAATCAAAGCAAAGATATGAAGACATAGGAATAGACGATAATTTACGTGATAAAATTCTAAATGAATTTAGAACACACGCCACATATAAAAAAGGAATATTTGGTGGTGATAACTTAGTAGTTCCAAACATGAACAAGTGGAATCCTGAAACAGCATCTAAATTTAGCTTGGCAATGTATAGGTTTGGCAGACGGGCTGTACAAGAAAATGACGTAGGTGAACAGGCTTTTTTACGTGGAGTTTACGATACTAATTTCGGAAGAATTATATTTCAATTTAGAGGATTTATAACAACAGCCTACAGTAAACATTTGTTACATGGATTACGTATGGCTGATTTTCAAACTACACAAGCGTTTTTATTTTCTTCTACATTTGGAGCTATAAGTTATGCTTTACAAGTCTATGCAAAAGCTCAATTTATGGATGATAGAAAAAGACGACAATTTATACGTGAGCGACTTGGTAGAAATGATTCAGAAATGTATGACATATTAGGAAGGGCTGCGTTTGAAAGGGCTGCATACGCTTCAATACTACCTGCGTTTATTGATACAGGACTTGATTTAAACGGGCTAGACCCAATGTTTGGATTTAGGTCGTCAGGATTAGCAACTGATTTTATTACAGGTAATCCAACGTACCAATTACTTATGAATCCGGGTTTATATGGGGTTGCTAAACAAACTTTAAAATCATTGCATGATGATGATTATGACTACTCACAAGTACAATACAATAAACTTGTTAAATTGTTGCTTTTCCAAAATGTTTTAGGGATACAACAAGGACTTAGAGCATTCGGAGCAGATGTATTAGATTTACCAGAGAAACCCCAATAAGTACCCCTATTAGAAAGGAGTTCCAATGGCGAACAGTTTTACTAGGTACACGGCTAATGGTAGCACATCAACTTTTAATATAGGTTTTGACTACCGTACAACTGCCGATATTACTGTTACGCTAAACGGCTCTGCTACTTCTGCTTTTACGTATAACAGTGCAGGAACACAGATAACATTTACTTCACCCCCTGCTGATACTACTAATGTTGAAATACGCAGAACTACAAGTCAAGGAACACGACTTACAGATTATGCGTCAGGAGCAATATTAACTGAGAATGACCTTGATACTGATTCGTTACAAAGTTTCTATATGTCTCAGGAAGCTGTAGACGATGCTAATGATGTAATTAAAATATCTAACACTACTTTTCAGTATGACGTAGGAAGTAAAAGGCTAACCAATGTAACTAACCCTACGTCAGACCAAGACGCTGTAACCAAACATTACTTAGAAAACACATGGTTATCAACGTCTGACAAGACTAATTTAACAGCAGTCGGAGCTAAGTCAACAGAGTTAGGAAGGCTAGGGACAGCCGATGCTGTAGCTGACATGGCAATATTAGGCACAACAGACGTAGTTGCTGACCTGAACACGCTTGGTACAGCCGATGTAGTAGCCGATATGAACACCCTCGGAACATCGGACGTGGTGACCGATATGAATACTCTGGCTACATCTAGTAATGTAACGAACATGAATACACTGGCTGGAATATCCAGCAACATTACTACTGTAGCAGGAATTTCTAGCAATGTGACTACCGTAGCTGGTATATCTTCAGATGTTACTGCTGTAGCTGCGGATGCCACTGACATAGGTGCAGTAGCAGGAAAAGCTACAGAAATAGGAAGGTTAGGAACTGCTGACGCTGTGGCTGACATGGCAATTCTAGGCACAACAGACGCAGTCGCTGATATGGCACTACTGGCTACAACAGACGTAATCGCTGATATGAACACTTTAGCTACCAGTGACGTAATCGCTGATATGAATACATTGGCTACCAGCGATATAGTTTCGGACATGAATACCCTAGCTACATCAGATGTAGTTTCCGATATGAATACTTTAGCTACTTCATCAAATGTGACAAACATGGATACAGTAGCAACTAATATTACAAACGTAAATAACGTAGGCGGTTCTATTGCTAATGTTAACACGGTGGCAACTAATATTGCAAATGTAAATACAGTGGCTACCAATATTTCAGACATTTCAGAAAAGGCGACAAAAGGCTTTGCTGTAGCAATGGCTATCGCTTTATAAATAAGGAAAAACAATGGCTCAAAATTTTAGAGTATATAAGTTAAGTGCTGTAGGAACAGGAGCTACCGACATTCCTGATGGAAGTGACTTTGATTCTTATGATACATTAGTTGGAATTAACATTGCTAATATTGTATCGTCTACCGTAAACGTAGATGTCTATATTGCAGATGGTGGTACAAATTATTATTTAATTAAGTCTGCTCCAATCCCAGTTGGTGGTGCATTACAATTATTAGATGGTGGTGCAAAAGTAGTTGTAGAAAGTGGTGATAGACTTTATGTTCAATCAGATACAGCAAGTTCAGTAGATGTTATTGTTTCTGCTGTGGATGCTATTAGCACGTAAGGAACAACTATGCCATACATAGGAAATGACCCTACTGAAACAGCCCTTAAAGACCCTAATAATAACAAAAATTTGTTAATTAATGGTTCCATGAATCTATGGCAAAGAAGCGTCAATGCTACAGGACTTACATCTAATGGCTATCATGCTGTTGATAGGTTTGGATTTGATATTGCTTCACATGGCACATATACCATCGCACGAAGCACTGACGTTCCTACTGGCTCTGGGTTTACTTATAGTACAAAAATCGACTGCACAACGGCAGATACTAGCCTTGCTGCAGGTGCTCAAGTAGATATGTATCAAGCAATTGAAGCACAAAATCTAATTAGAACTAAAAAAGGAACAACGTCAGCAGATTCACTAACATTGTCGTTTTGGATAAAAAGCAACTTAACTGGCACGATTTCGGCAGAGCTATATGACCCTGATAATACCCGTCAAATAACAAAGACATTTACGATTGACACTACTAACACATGGGAAAAAAAAGAAATAACCTATGCTGGAGATTCCACAGGAAGCCCCGGTGCAGACAATGGTGTGGGAATGTACGTTATTTTATGGCTGGCTGCTGGAAGTAATTTTACCAGTGGTAGTCTCAGTACCACATGGACTCATGCTACAAGTGGCAATAGAGTATCATCTTCCAACATTAATCTTGCCTCAAGCACCAGCAATGAGTTGTTGATAACTGGAATGCAACTTGAGCAAGGAACTGCCGGAACGGATTTTGAATTTGAGGCATATGATACTACACTGCGTAAGTGCCAACGGTATCTATATATGAGCCAAGAATATGGAGCGTCTACATCTTTAGCAACCGCCACTTCTGATATTGCAACATGGCATACTTATTTGTCAGTAGCTAGTGCGGCAGATATGGCAAATTTTCACTATCCGGTAACAATGCGAGCAAACCCGACCATTACCCACAGCAGTGAATCTGGAACGGTTGGTAAAATTACAGAACGAACAAGTCAGGGTGGGGCAATTGCGGATATAGACCCGCATTCAGTAAGTTCTTCAAAATCAACAGTAAGAATTTTAGAATATGCCGAACAATCTTATGGAATAGGAGCTAACGTAAAAGCGGATGCAGAATTATGAACCCATTAAAAAATATAGTAATAGAAAACGCACAGTACAAAAAAGCACTGCCAAGTGACTCTAGTCCATGCGAAATTCGAGCAACAGTTGACGGAGAAGTTGTCTCAATTCCTATTGATACAAGTAATCGACATTATGCCGAAGCTATGAGGCGAGTAGCTGAAGGTACTCTTATCGTTGCAGATGCAGATTGATGTCTGATACAACTTGGAATGAACCAACATTAGATGCTGTAACAGAAAGACAAAATGTTACATTTAGAACAGAATTAAAATCACATGAGAAAGAATGTGAAATACGTTATAAAGCGGTAGAAGACAAATTAGAAACTTTAGATAAAAGACTTTGGAGATTGGAAGCATTAACTATGTTTTCTACTTTATCTTTTATTGCTATGGCGGTTGTATTACTAACAAAAGTTTAAGATGATAAGAAATATGGAAGGTGATTTAGTACAAGTCTTGTGGTGGGATACACTAGAATGTCCTAATGGCTGGCATGAAAAAGAAGACATTAAGGATTATAAACCATCCCTTATTGAATCTATAGGTTGGATTATTACAGACAGTGGTGATTACATAACTTTAATTGCTGACCGGGCAACCGAAGAAGGGGATGAAACTATTGGAAGATGCCAAGTCATTCCACAAGGATGTATTAAAAGTATAAATAGGATGTTTATAGAACGTCCAGTTGCATAGGGAGTAAACGATGGCATGGGGGTTTTTAGTTAAGCCGTTATTAGGCGTTGTAGGAGATGTAGTTAAAGGTGTTGTAGATACACGCAAAGCTAAGTCACAACAAAAAATTGTTGCTATACAAGCTGAAACATCTTTAATGGAAAAGAAGATACGTGGTGAACTAGATTGGGATATACAAGCTCAAAAAAATTCTAGCTCCAGTTGGAAGGATGAGTATTTAACAATAGTTTTTAGTATCCCCTTGATTTTATGTTTTTATCCGCCTACAGTAGAGTATGTTATTATGGGGTTTGAAGCTCTGTCAAAATGTCCTGAATGGTATTTTTATACCCTTGGGATTATTGTTAGTGCTTCATTTGGTATTAAAGGTGCAACAAAAATATTTAACAAAAGAAAATAGGAGAATATTATGTGGACTAAACCAACTTATGAAGACATACGTTTTGGATTTGAAGTAACAATGTATATTGCTAACAGATGAGGTAACTATGGCTAAACGTGGATTATACGCCAATATCAATGCTCGAAAGCGTAAAGGAATTAGTCGTCCTAAATCAAAATCGACTATAACTAAAAAGGCTTATGCTAATATGAAAGCTGGCTTTCCTAAGAAAAAGAAGAGGACATAACATGCCAAAAGGTACTGGTACATATGGGTCAAAAGTAGGTCGCCCACCTAAAACTAAGAAACCTATGCAAAAATCAAAGAAAAAGAAAACTAGACCAGTGTTGTATAGGGCAATGTAAGATATGGTAGCTAAAAAATATCAGAATCCTAAAGGCGGTTTAAACCAAGCTGGTAGGGATTTTTATAATAGGAAGGGGGCTAAGTTAAAACCCCCTCTAAATAAAGGAACAAATCCTAGAAGAATAGCTTTTGCTGCTCGATTTGGTGGTATGAAAGGAGCAATGAAAGACGCTAAAGGCAACCCTACACGTAAAGCGTTAGCTTTAAGAAGATGGGGATTTAGAAGCGAACAATCAGCTAGGAATTTTGCAGCGAGACATAGAAAATCATGAGCGAAATAATAGACTTTCCAACTTCAAAAATTGATAACGATACTTTTGAAGATAAGATAGATGCTTTACCCAAGCTCATGGTAGACCAAGCATACAGCATGTTAAAAAGTGGGGAGACTTTAAGTGCAAGCGATTTAAAAGTCTGCCTAGAGATTACAAAGCAATACGGTGTAGAGATTAAAAAAGAACCTGAAAATATTTTAACAGATAATCTCCCGTTTGATGAAGAATGAACAATTAGCTAAAGTAAAAAATTTTAAGAACTTTTTATATTTAGCTTGGCAACATTTGAATTTGCCAGAACCAACACCTGTGCAATACGATATTGCAGATTACTTACAGACTGAAGAAAGAAGATTAGTAATACAAGCATTTAGAGGTGTAGGTAAGTCGTGGATTACTTCTGCGTATGTTTGTCATCAACTATTGCTTAACCCACAACGTAATATACTTGTGGTATCAGCATCTAAAAGTCGTTCTGACGATTTCAGCACTTTCACTCAAAGACTAATAGCTGAAATGCCTTTGTTGGCTCATTTGAAGCCCACACCTGAACAAAGACACTCAAAAGTATCCTTTGATGTAGCCCCGGCAAGGGCATCACACGCACCTTCAGTTAAGTCGTTAGGTATAACCTCACAGCTTACTGGTAGTCGTGCAGACTTAATTATTGCCGATGACGTTGAATCAGCTAATAACTCACAGACACAACTGATGAGAGACAGGCTAAGTGAGACAGTCAAAGAATTTGACGCTATTATAAAGCCTGATGTTGGACGTATCGTATTTCTAGGCACTCCTCAAACCGAAATGTCACTGTATAATGACCTTGAAGAACGTGGATTTAAGACTAGAATATGGACAGCGTTGTACCCAAGCAAGACACAAGAGATAGGCTATGGACAGAAACTAGCCCCAATACTTGTTGAGAAGCTCTCTAACGACACAGAAAAGCGAGGTAAGCCCACTGACCCTAAAAGGTTCGATGAGCTTGACCTGATGGAGCGTGAGGCTTCCTACGGGCGTTCTGGATTCAACCTACAGTTCATGCTGGATACAACCCTATCGGATGCCAATAGATACCCATTGAAACTAAATGACCTTATCTTGGTATCCGGTAGCTCTACATGGGAGAAAGCCCCAGATAAAATACAGTGGGCTTCAGGCATTGACCAGATAAAAGATGTAGATTCTGAGTTGCCTAATGTGGGACTTAAAGGAGATTTTTGGGTAGCTCCTTTATATATGACAGATACCTTTACAGATTTTGAAGGGTCTGTTATGGCTATTGACCCTGCTGGCAGGGGTAACGACAAGACATCCTACGCTGTAGTTAAGATGTTGCATGGGATATTATATTTAACTAAAATAGAAGGATTAGATGGTGGATACTCTGAAAAGACTCTGGAATACATTAGTAACGTGGCTAAAGAGCAAGCCGTTAACCAGATTATCATTGAAAGTAACTTTGGCGATGGAATGGCTACGCAATTACTTAAACCAGTTATGGCAAACATTTACCCGTGTAGTATTGAGGAAGTAAGGCATAGCAAACAAAAAGAACTTAGGATTATTGATACTCTTGAACCTGTAATGAACCAGCATAAACTTGTGGTTAATAAGGAGACAGTAGAAGCTGATTTCAAATTAGACCCTGACCATCAACTGTTTAAGCAAATGACTCGCATTACAAGGGACAGAGGCTCACTAAGGCATGATGACCAGTTAGACGCACTGGCTATTGCTATCAACTATTGGGTTGAAGTCATGGATAGAGACATGGTTCTATCTGCACAAGAAGCACGTAACGATAGGTTAGACGTAGAACTAGAGCGTTTTATGGAAACAGCTATCGGAAAAACACCAAGGAGTGACTCATGGATAATGTAATAAAAAATATGTTTATTGTCTTATGTATGGCAATAATCACAACACCCATTGTATTTCTTTTAACTTCAACACTGTCTGTTGCACAAGCATTGGATTCATATTGTAAAGGCAGAGGAGTTCTAGCTCAACAAATATCTAAATCAATAGATGAAGGTTATCCTCTTGATATGATAAACATAGCATGGAAAGTACCCCCTGCAAATGAAAAAATGCAAGTCAAAAGAAACTTATGGGTTACAACTTTAAAAAGAGAAATTGTTTTTAATAAAAGAAGAAATATAACCACAGAACGAATGGCAGAAAGAGTAGAGCAATACTGCATAAAAACAGGGGGTAAAACACGTTTAAATGAGCAACTTGAATATGACCTTTAGGAGTTATTATGAAAATAAAAACAATCGTATATGGATTGGGACTTGTGTTTGGCTTTGCTATTTTAATAGCTTTAACCTCTGATAAACCTACAGAAAAAGGATTGCCAGAACGTCCTGCAATACAATATATTAATTAGTACCCCTATTTGGACTAAGGGGCAAAGATTTACCCTACTTATACTAAAGAGTAACTAAAGATTAACTAGAGAAAGGAGTATAGTGGGACAAGGGAGCATTATCTTAATAATAATAGCTACATTTATTACGGTAACTCCAACTGTAATAACCATTCCCGATAAAGTATTGTATAAATATAAGATAGTGACGGGAACCGCCTTTGGAGGAAGGACTAGGAGAAACAAGGGAGTAAGAAAGTATGTACAACTCGATAGCAAGGAATACTGATGTTAGACCCGGCAACACTTGGGTTATTAATCGGAGGTATTAAGACAGCAGCAACAGTAGTTCGTAAAGGCATCCAACTTAAAAACGATGCTTCTGAACTTACTTCTGCTCTGGCTGACTTGTTCGATAAAAAAGAAACCCTTACTAAAGAGAAAAAGAAAGCAACTTCAGGTGGAGTCAAAAACTCTGATGTAATGAAGATTGTAATGGCAGAACGTGAAGCCAAAGAGACTTTAGCACAACTCAAGAAAGAACTCTACTGGGGTAGACCCGATGGAGCAGACATCTGGAAAGACTTTTGGGCTTTACGTGCCAAGATGATTAGAGAAAGAAAAGAAGCACGACAGAGGGCTATAGCTCACAGACAACGTGTTAAAGATATGATTGCCACTACAGCCATTATAGGAGCTATAGTTGCCTTTGGTGGTGCTATGGCTTGGTATCTCATATCGTTAACCATAGATATGGGAAGGTCAGCAGGTAAATGGTAAATAGTGTTAACAATAGTGTGAATCATTATCATAACGTCTTAGAAACACGCCAGTATGACTACAGTAAACACAGGCAGCGTGTCGAATCAATCCAGAAATTACGCAATAGACCCAACCCTGAGAGTGTCTTAATGACCTATAGCGAGTACATTGAACACAAAAAGAACAACAAAAAGGTAGTGGATGTCTATGTTTAAACGCAAAAGTAACCCCGTAGCTAAACAATTAAGTAACCCCATGAACAAACCTAGAACACAAAAGCCCTCAAGAGGCACAGGTTCTTACAGGCGTAAGTCAAAATACCCTAATGATATACTTGAGTTAGACATATACTACGCCACGGATTTTGGTAGAAAAATGTGAAAGGGTATCATTATATATGATTGTACCCGGTTCCCCCATGTACCACGCTCGTACAACCTGATGATGCACATAGGATGCACATATATTAGGGGCTATTGAGGTTTTTCTTAGGTTTGTATAGGTTATGTGCAGGTTTTATTCTGGCTTTTTGTCTTTCATGGGGTCTATTTTTATGAAATCCCCAGAATCAAGCCTCATGAGTCGCTGGCTGCATTAGTCATATTAGGGTAGGCTTACCCATTAGGACACTAATTTAAAACGCTTAGACGGCTTCTAGTAAAGCCTTTTTCTAACAAAAGGACAAAAAAAAGCCCTAAACATAAAGAATAGGGCTGAAGGGGAGTTTATCTTTAATTAGTCGTTAAGTATCATCCTGTCTACTAGTCTCTGCTTTTCCAACTCCAATCTAAAATCATCCATGTCATCCGATTGCAAGAAATCGTTTAGCATTCCATCAATAGCATCGTGTTTTTGTTCACTAGTGTAATCATCGTAGTTATGACTATAGCCAAAGTCAGTCTCTTTTTTTCTGTTGGTGATTTTTTTGGATTTCATTAAATTCCCTTTCATTGTCTAATATTTCATGTGCAATAAATACATACAAGAAAAAAAGGGATACTCCCAAAACTACGAGGAATATCCCTATTGTGAAGTTAAGCAAGTTTCGCAATCTCTCTAACTGGATTACGTTTCGCCACGTTGATAACTAAATTGCGAAAGTCATAACGATTGAAACATTTACCGCTTGTATTGCGTTTAAACAATAAAACCTTAGATTTCTTGTTCAGTCTCACAATACCCTTCAGATTAATTAATAGCTTGCTACCAGCTTTCCATTTGACTACATACCTAAAACCACGCTCTTTATAATCATTCTTTACGAATTGCTTAGTCGTGGTGAGTGGCTTAGTGCTGATTATAAAATATCCCATAATGTACATCTCCCTAAAAGTTAAAATCTCGGATTCCAGATAATTACTAATTTCGTTATCCCGTCCGATATACGAAGACTAACATGAAAAATAAATTTCTTGCAAGACTTTTTTTTCTGCTCGATTCGTGTTAGGCTTATATAGCTTAATAATCTATAACGGGAGTAATAGAAATGATTAATTATTTAAAATACCTATTAGCTATGGTGATAACTTTTGTTATTACTGTCTATGTAGGTTTATATATAGTAGTCCCTTATATCCTATTTAATGGGACATGGGGGTTCGGCATATGAAAGTTATATCACTATTCGATGGTATGTCGGGAGGTCAATTAGCTTTGAAAAAAGCCAATATTGACGTTAGCGAATACCATGCTTGTGAAATTGACCGATATGCTATCAAAGTAACACAAGCTAATTTTCCTAAAACTTGGCAACATGGTGATGTTATTAACTTTAAGCCTACCCCTTATTATTATCTCAATGTATTTAACGCACTAAATGGGATAGACTTGTTAATTGCTGGTTCACCATGCCAAGATTTCAGCGTAGCAGGAAAACAATTAGGACACGCTGGAGACAGAGGTAAGTTATTTTATGAAGTCATAAGGATTATGCAGGAATGCAAGCCTAAATATTTCCTTGTTGAAAACGTAAAAATGCGGAAAGAGTCGGAAAAGGTTTTTACTGATTTACTAGGAGTAGAACCGATTGAAATCAATTCTGCATTAGTTTCTGCCCAGAATCGCAAAAGGCTATACTGGACTAACATCCCAAATGTTACACAACCAACCGACCAAAATATATTATTGAAAGATATTTTAGAGGATGGGTTTGTCGATAGGAATAAAAGTCATTGTATAGATGCCAATTACTTTAAAGGCGGAAACTTGAAGTCTTACTTTGAAAAGCATAGAAGACAACTCGTATTCTCTAATGATGGGCTATGCCATATTGGTAATGCTGATTTGAGTGGACACGATAGCCTAAAGCGTGTCTATCACGCTCAAGGTAAAGCACCCACAGTAATGAGTATGAATGGAGGGAATCAGGAACCTAAAGTATTCATAGAGCCAATGCACTATCGCAAATTAACACCATTGGAATGTGAACGCTTGCAAGGCGTACCAGACAACTACACCAATCATGTGTCGAATACCCAAAGATATAAAATGCTAGGGAATGGCTTTCAAGTTGATACCGTAGCTCACATATTGGAGGGATTGAAAAATGGATAAGATACATTTAAGCACTATGACTGGAAAATTGGAGGGACTACGGGCTATCAGCACGAACACAGTTAGCAATAGTTTCTGTCAAAAGATGTTTAATTCTGGAAAAGAGGATAATATCTGCACAAAATGCTACTCTAATAAAATGTTGAGGACATACCGAAAAAATATGGAACCAGCATTACAGAGAAATTCTGATTTATTGAGTAAACATGTATCTGATTCCATCCTAAAAGCTACACGCATTATGGAAGCGTTTATTCGCATTAACGCTCATGGTGAGCTAATCAATGAGCAACATCTAGCTAACATTGTGCGACTAGCAGAGCTAAAACCACACTGTAACATCACTCTATGGACTAAAAGAGCCGATATAGTGCGTAAGTTTTTTAATGTACATGATAAGCCTAGTAATCTGATTCTAATCTTTAGCAATAGTCTGATAGGCAATATCATGAAAAAACCGCCTAGGCATTTCGATAAGACGTTCAACAACGTGCCGGAAAGTATGCACAAGGAAAAACAAAACTGTACGGGTCAAAAATGTGCAGACTGTCTTTTATGCTATCAACATAATGGGATAGATACTATCGTAGAAAAAGTTAAGAAATATTAACAAACCATAGACACAAGCCTACCCTTGTTTAAGCATTGACTAGGGAGGCTTGTGCTTTTTTGCTGCGTTCCCAGTTAGAGGGTCGTGGGTCGAGTCCGAGGGTCGGTATCGGGGGTCGCTGCCTGTCCGGGGGTCGCCCGGTACCGGGGGTCGTGTTGTGCATGTCGTTGATTATAAAGGAGAAACACATGGGAATCTTGCAGAGGGTCGTGGGTCGTTTGCATCATTACGCTTTTTGGTTGTGGGTCGGAATCGTATGCTTTATAATGTCTGCTCCACTAATTGCTTGGGGGATTTATGAATATATTTATGCTTGATAGTGCTGTTACATCATGTGCTGAGTATCACTGTGATAAACATGTGGTTAAGATGATGGTCGAGTACGCTCAATTGTTATCGACAGCACATAGGGTCGTTGATGATTTACCGGATGACAATGCAGATTTTTATAAGGTTGCACATAAGAATCATCCGAGTGCTGTTTGGGTACGTGAAAGTCTATACAACTACACATGGTTACATTTTCTGTGGGTCGAGCTATCTAAGGAATACACTAAAAGATATGCCAAGGAACATACGTCTTACACTAAACTTAAAGACGTACTTTCTACACCACCCAAAAATATTCCAGTGGTTGCCATGACTCCACTACCACAGTGTATGCCGGATGAATACAAAAACGAATCACCAGTAGTAGCATACAGAGATTATTATTATGGTGAGAAAAAAGATTTTGCTACGTGGAAAACACGTATGCCAGAGTGGTTTAACCAGCGTAGAAACAAGGAGATAGATAGGGGTATCGTTAAAACTATTAGACATGGGGAATAAGGAATGAAAAAAATGGGCTGGAAAGAAGTGTATTTTCAAAGTAAAATACCTATGTTAGACTTAACTATTTTTATTTTTGCCTTACTCATTGCTACAGTGATTATAGCAGGGGTAATAGGTGGTATTACAGGTGTGATTTTAACCAATTTATAAAGGAGCAGTTATGAAATTACTATTAAATTTAAGTACAACTATTTTAATGAGTGCTTTATTGGGAATCCTTGTGGCTGAGTATGTCGAGCCTGTTATATGTAGCATTGTGATTATTCCCATAGTGTTATGTCTAAGAGTGTTAACCATGTACAAGTATGACCGAGCATCGCTACTCTAAGATTACTCTATAGTATACTCAGTAACCCTGCCCCTTAGTCCAAATAGGGGGTCTAATTATAAAGGATTGTTATGTTTAAGGAAAAGCTAGAACCATTAACAAAAGTTACTGCTGATGACCTAGTGAGACAAACTGCATTGGAACAAGAGATGCGAGAGCTAGGGATACACCGCTTTCATAAGCGTGTAGGAGAACATAAGGAGCGTAAAGAGGAGAGTTTTACCAACTACGGTAAGACTCTACTCTCCAACATTTTTAAGAGCAACAAGGGAACATCTATGCCAGAGGGTCTTACCCAGTTCATAGAGACTAGCTCCAAGAATGTCGGGGTCGTTCCTGTGAGTGCTAAATTGTTAGCTACGATTGATGCTGAGACAGCTTGTCTAATCGCAGCCAAAACGATTATCAATTCAATCACAATCAATAGACACTTAACCAGTACAGCTATCCAGATTGGTAAGAACATTGAGACAGAGTGCTGGCTACGTCACTTTGAGGGAGAGAATCCTGAATTGTACGAGGTCGTCAAAAAAGACTTGGATAGACGGGCGTTTGGCTACAGCTACAAGCGTAGAAAAATGCGTGAGTCTGCTGTGAGGGACGGCATAGATGTACCTACGTGGACACGCACTGAGAAAGTACATATTGGCTATAAGATGATTGAATTGTTTATAGTGCATACGGGGTTGTGTACCATTGATGAAAAGACAGTTAAAAACCAGACTCAGAAGATGCTGGTGGCAACTGAAAAGACTCTGGAATGGATAAATAACCGCAATGATTTTATGGAGATTCTAGCACCAGAATACTATCCAACAATCGTGCGTCCTAAACCTTGGGAGTATGGTAAGGTTACTGGTGGTGGTTACTATACCGACCACATCAAACCACTACAGCTAGTCAAGTATCGAAACAAGCAACATTTAAAAGACTTAGAGTTAGCACACATGCCAAAGGTAATTGACGCATTGAACGCTATGCAGGACACACCATACAAAATAAACCAGTATATTTATGGTATCCTGACACACGCCAAAGAAGCCTCGCTATCACTAGGTAACTTACCACAGGCAGAGCTATTGCCACTCCCATTAAAACCACATGACATAGCTACGAATGCCGAGGCTAGAAAAAAGTATCGTAAAGAAGCTGTCAAGGTACACACTGAAAACGCTAGGCTCAAGAGTAAGCGATTGCATTTTGCTATGGTCATGCGGATTGCCAAAAGATTTAGAAATGAGTCTAAGATATTTTTTCCGCACACGCTGGATTTTAGAGGTAGAGCTTACCATGTCCCTAATTATCTCAATGGTCAATCAGTGGATTATGCAAAGAGCTTGCTGATGTTTGCCAAAGGTAAGGCAATCACCAAGAAAAACAACGGGGCTTTCTGGCTGGCTGTGCAGGGAGCTAATTTGTTTGGCTATGATAAAGAGTCCTACGATGAGAGAGTTGCTTGGGTCAATGAAAATTGCGATAACTTTTTGGAGATAGCCAAAGACCCATACACGCACCAAGTTTGGGTTGATGCTGACAAGCCTTTTCAGTTCTTGGCATGGTGCAAGGAGTGGTCAGAGTTTCAAGAGCAGGGCTTTGGGTACGTGTCGCACTTAATATGCTCTATGGATGGCTCTTGTAACGGCATACAGCACTATGCAGCAATTCTAAAGGATGAGGTGGCATCTAAGGCTGTTAACCTAGTACAAACCAAGGAAACACCAGAGGATGTCTATCAGGTGGTGTGTGACAAAGTTATTAACACGTTGAAGAAACTTAGTGAGCTACAAAATGTTGATGATACGATGGCTAAACTGTGGTTGGAGTACGGGGTCAAACGGTCAACAACTAAGCGTACCATTATGACTCTGCCCTACGGTAGCACAAGATATAGCTGTACCGATTTTGTGCAAGAGGACATCACCAAACGTACCGACAAGGGTGAGAAAAATATCTTTGGTGACAGAGAGTTCCAAGCCTCATCCTACTTGGCGAGAATCATATGGGATTCTATAGGTGAGATTATTAATTCTGCCAGAGTGGGTATGGATTTTCTACAGAAGTCAGCTAGGGTTATGGCTAAAAGCAATCTGCCTATCAGGTGGGTAGCTCCCAGTGGGTTTCCTGTCATCCAAGCCTATCCAGAGTTCAAGTCTAAGAGGGTCAAGACTAAGCTATTTGGTGAGGTCATAAAGCCACGTATAAATGAGGAAACAGAGAAACTAGCAGTCTTGAAAGCTGGAAATTCTCTACCACCTAACTTTATACACAGCCAAGATTCAGCACATTTAATGCTTACTGTTGGACATGCTCTTTATAATGGTGTACAATCTTTTTGTAACGTACATGATTCATTCGGCACTGTCGCTGGTGATTGTGAACAGTTAGCAAAGAGTATTAGAGAAACATTTGTAGACATGTATAAAGATAGCCACTATCTCAAGGACTTTCGAGCATCGCTTGAACCTGTGCTGGATGAGAAAGCAAGGAAGAAGTTGCCGGATGTCCCGGATAGGGGCGATTTAGACTTGGACAAAGTATTAGATAGCGAGTTCTTTTTTAATTAGTACCCGTTATTGGACAAGGGCAACAGATACCAATTTTAGAAAAGGAAATTTATGGCTTCAAAATATCAAACTTTTACAACCCCTACGGGGATAGCCCAATACCCTTATCTATCTGAGCCAGATACAAAATTCTCAGAGGAAGGGGATTACAAGGTCAACATTATTCTTCCTAAAGAAAAGGCAGACCCAATCATCAAACAGATTGATGAGGTAGTATCCGCTAACATTGCTGAAATCAAGAAGTCTAAGAGCAAAGTTAAGGAAGCTAACCTGCCCTATTTTAATGAAGAAGTTGAGGGCAAAGAAACAGGCAATGTCATTATCAAGTTCAAATCTAAGGGGGCATACAAGCCAGCCATTTTTGACAGTAAAGGAAAACCAATGCTTCAGTCTAATATTTGGGCTGGCTCTGAGTTGAAGGTAAACGCAGCCATAGCACCGTTTTACACAGCTATGGTGGGAGCAGGAGTATCTTTAAGACTGAGGGCTGTACAGGTCATCCAGTATGTAGAGGGTGGTGCAGGTGCAGGTCGTTTTGGTTTTGAAGAAGAAGCAGGTTTTACCCAAGAAAGTGACAAAACAGATGAACCATTGGCAACGAATACAGAGGAAGACGAGGACTTCTAAGTATCGTAGTGGTCTGGAAGCGTCAGTTGCACAACAGCTAGATTCTCTAAAAGTTAGCTACGATTATGAGAAACTGGTACTTAATTACACCCGTCCTGCAAAGGCACATAAGTATACTCCCGACTTTGTGCTGAACAATGGGGTAATTGTGGAGTGCAAAGGACGTTTCCTGACTGCCGACAGACAGAAGATGATTTTAGTAAAGCAACAAAACCCGTTAGCCGATATTAGATTTGTATTTTCTAATGCACAAACAAGAATATCCAAGTTGTCAAAGACAACATATGCAATGTGGTGCGACAGAAACGAATTTATGTGGGCTGATAAATTTATACCTGATGATTGGATAACATAATGATTAAATTTTTATTAATACTATTAGTTGTACTTGTATCTCCCTTTAGTGTTGCAGGTGATGATTTCAAAACATCTGAACACAATTTTAATTTTCAAGGGGATAAGCTAGGCTTGAAGGTTAGGTCGTTGTACGGTAGTTCTTACAACCATTTGGAATTTGGATATAAACCTTGGAAACCTGTTGAGGTAGGGTTTAGATACGCAGAAAGTGGTAGTACAACTGAGTCTAATTATAAGTTGAAACATACTTTAGGCAAGTGGTGGGGCGTTGACATGGCACACCAGCTAGAGTATCGGACTTTTAGTGGTGACACGACAGACTACTATCGGTGGCGAATTATTGTAGGCTACAAGAAAAAGTTTGGTGACAATTGGGCTGTTTGGGGTAAGGTACAACCAAGGTGGAAGTACTATACCGCAAATGATTTGGTAAATGATGGTGCTATTGATGACATCAAATCGCAGATAGGCGTGGATTACACTCGTAATAAAGTTACGTTCACTCCATTTATTCAAGTAATGAATCATGGCGATGCTGGTGGGTATCGAATGGACAACACAACATTAGGAACAAATCTTACAATTAAATTTTAGGAGAACATATGGAATCTACGAGCGAGTTTGTTTTTCACGCTCCCTGTGATTCCTGTGGTTCTAAAGATAATGTAGCAGTGTACAGTGATGGACATGGGTATTGTTTTGGATGTGCAAAGCATTACCCTGTCTACACTGGACAGCCAGCAAAGAATGGATGTGCCGATTTAATATCTGGAGATTACAAGACATTAAAATCTAGGAAAATTGAAATAGGCACAACTGAAAAGTTTAGTTACAGTCTTGGCAAGTACAATGGAAAGGTTGTACAGATTGCAAGCTACCATGATGTCAATGGTAGTATTGTAGCTCAGAAGTTACGCTATCAAGACAAAACATTTCAGTGGCTAGGCGATAGTAAAAAAGCTACACTATTCGGACAGAACCTATGGGGGTCGGGCGGTAAGATGGTCACAGTCTGTGAGGGTGAGATAGATGCGATGTCTATGTCACAAGCACTAGGAAATAAGTGGGCTGTTACAAGTATCAAGAGTGGAGCTAATGGAGCTAAGAGAGATGTACAAGCTAACTTTGAATGGTTAGATAGCTTTGAAAAGGTTATATTTTGTTTTGACCAAGATGAGGCAGGTAGGGATTCTGCATTAGAATGTGCTAAATTGTTTAGTCCTTCAAAAGCAAAGGTCATGGCATTGCCTCTCAATGATGCTAACGAAATGGTAAAGCAAGGCAGAGAAAGGGAATTGATACAAGCCTTTTGGAACGCCAAGACTTTTACACCTGACGGCATCGTAGCTGGTACTGACATCTATGATATTGTACTCAAGGTAGACGATAGGAAATCTATTGACTACCCTTTTTTCGCCATCAATGAGAAGACACATGGGATGCGAAAGAATGAATTAGTTACAGTGACAGCAGGGTCGGGGATTGGAAAATCTTTATTCGCTCGGCACGTAGCACACAACTTGTTGATTAGCGGTGAGCGTGTTGGTTATGTGGCTCTTGAGGAAAACTTACAACGTACTGCATTGGGTATTATGGGTATCGAATTACAACACCCGTTGCATTTGAATAGGGATGGAATTGATGAAAAATTATTTCGTGACGCTTTCGATTATACTGTTGGTAGTGGCCGCTTTTATTTATACAACCATTTTGGGTCTACGCAATCTGATAATTTAATATCCAAAATACGTTATCTAGCAAAGGGCTGTGAATGTGATTGGATATTTTTAGACCACCTAAGTATTATTGTTAGTGGTATTGGGGATGGTGATGAACGTAGAATTATAGACAACACAATGACCTCATTAAAATGTTTGACTGAGGAAACTGGTGTCGGTATGATGTTGATAAGCCATCTACGTAGACCAAGTGGTGACGAGGGATTTGAGAATGGTAAGATGACTAACTTAAATTCTTTACGTGGTTCACATGCAATAGCCCAGTTATCAGATATGGTTATTGGATTGGAAAGAAACCAACAAGACGTTGAACACAAGAATGTAACGACTGTAAGAGTTTTGAAAAACAGGTACTCTGGGGATTGTGGAGAGAGTGGTCAACTGGTTTACGACCCAATCAAAGGAGTGATGACAGAGTTTAATACGGGAGAAGATTATTAAAACTACAACTAAGATGGGATGGGTTGAAGTTGTCTTAGAAGCTCTTGATGAAGTCAACAAAAGTTCAGATAGAGTAGCTATCATTGATGTAGCTAAAAATGAATCAGCGACATTACTTGATTATGCTCTTTCAGAGTTAGAGCAAGAAAATGGAAACGCCTGTCGAATTGAAGTACGTATGAATACTTTACATTAAGGAGATGTTATGGGATGTAAACATCAACCACATCAAGGAAAAGAATATATCATCGACATTGAAACTAATGGGCTACTCGATGATGTGACCAAGGTTCATTGCTTAGTCTTAAAGGATATACGTTCTAATGTAATCCAGACATTTAGTAATGATATAAATTGTAATGGGGCTGTTGAGCAGGGTATTGAATTAATAAATAATGCTGAGTTGATTGTTGGACACAACATTATTAAATATGATTTACCAGTGTTGAGAAAAATATACCCTCGTTGCAATGACCTCAAAAATGTTTTTGATACTTTAGTTGCTTCACGTTTAATCTGGTCAGACTTACGAGACTTAGATGCTAAGTCAAAAGTTAATGCTGAGTTATTGGCACACAGAGCGTGGGGGTCACATGCGTTAAAAGCATGGGGAATAAGACTAGGAAATCATAAAGCTGAGATAGATACTGATTGGTCTGTACTAACTAAGGAAATGTTAGACTATTGCATACAGGACGTAGAGGTCACTCACTTGTTGTACCAAAAGATTTTGGATAAAAAATATTCCGAGCAAGCATTAAAACTCGAACATGATGTAGCCAAAATTATAGGTAAGCAAGAGAGATACGGTATTATGTTTGACGTTAACAAAGGGAAAGAATTACATGCTAGTTTATCCAAAAGAAGAAGTGAAATCAAAACAGAATTACAGAAGGTTTTTCCCCCTCTTGAAAAGACGACTATCTTTGTGCCGAAAGTCAATAACAAAAAACAAGGTTATGTTAAAGGTAAGAGGGTAAGAAAAGTAGAGCTTGTAGATTTTAACCCCTCATCGAGACAACACATTGCTAACAGATTAAAATACAAAGGGTGGAAGCCTAAAGAATTTACTCCAGATGGCTCACCTAAAGTAGATGATAAAGTTTTAAATGAATTAGATTTTCCAGAAGCAAAACTGTTAGCTGAGTATTTCTTATTAGAAAAAAGAATTGGCATGTTAGCAGAGGGTCAACAGGCATATTTAAAGTTAGAAAGAGAGGGACGTTTGCATGGAAGCGTCAACACTAATGGTGCTGTTACAGGCAGAAGCACAGCAAGTAGTCCTAACCTTCAGCAAGTTCCAGCCGTATATGCTCCATATGGGAAAGAGTTTAGAGAACTTTTCACCGTGCCGGATAATCATTCGATGGTTGGAGTGGATATGTCAGGTATTGAAGTTAGATGTCTCGCTCATTTTCTTACTCGCTACGATAATGGCGAATATTCTAAGATAGTTTTAGAAGGAGACATCCACACTGCTAACCAAGAAGCTGCAGGACTCGAAACTAGAGACTTAGCAAAACGATTTTTTTATTGTTGGTTATATGGTGGTGGTGTTGGTAAGATTGCAGAAGTTACAGGCAAGAGTGTTAAGGAAGCTAAGAAAGTTAAAGAGCGTTTCCTTAACAGGATGCCAGCTTTAGCAAAACTTATTGAGCAGGTGCGTAAGTCTGCTGAGAGAGGCTACTTGATTGGACTAGACAAGAGAGTAGTTAAAGTTAGAAATACATTTAGTGCGTTAAATACATTGTTGCAAAGTGCTGGTGCGTTGTGTGCAAAGCAATGGTTAGTTGAGTTTAATGAAGCAATGCATGGACAGCAACATGTTAAACAATTATTGTGGGTGCATGATGAAATACAAATACAATGTCCTAATGAGTATGCACAGTATGTAGGTGAGGAAGCTGTGGATTGTATTAAGAGAGCCGGGAAATCTTTAAACATGCGTATCCCTTTGGACGGTGAGTTCAAGATAGGCACTAACTGGAGTGAGACACACTAATGAAAAATAATAAATTTGATTTAGATTTAAAGTTTGGAAAAAACCGTGAAGATTTTGTAGCTTCATTACTCAACGAAGACCGAGCAAAGATAGAAGTAAAATCAGAACGTGATTGGTGGAGTCGTACAGGAAACATTGCCATAGAAGTAGAATGCAATGGTAAACCCAGTGGACTAACTGTTACACAAGCAGACTACTGGTTTCATATATTAACAAAGGGCAAATCTAATGTAGCAATGTTAATGTTTGAAACTAAGAAGCTAAGAAAAATAGTTAAAAAATTTAACAAGCCTGAGTATACTAAAATGATTGGAGATAGAAAAGCATCTAAGTGTATTCTTATACCGTTAACTGAATTGATGACAGAAGTGAGGACAGTATGAAAACACAGTTACTTATAGACGGTGATATAGTAGCTTATCAATCGGCTATATCATCAGAGGTAGAAATAAAGTGGGACGATGATTTGTGGACACTGCATTCACATGAAGATGAAGCTAAAGAAATGTTAGACAACACGATAGCAAAAATGAAAAAGAATTTAAAAGCTGATTCTATTGTTGTAGCTATAACAGACAAAGCTAATTTTAGAAAAGATGTATTGCCTACGTACAAAGATAACAGAAAACAAAGACGCAAACCTATTGTATTAGGAATCTTACGTAGTTACCTTATCAAAAAATACAATGCCATTTTTTACACTGGTTTAGAAGCTGATGATGTATTAGGAATCCTAGCGACTAAACCTAGTAAGTATGATAAAGTTATCGTGTCTATTGATAAAGACTTTAATCAAATACCTACTAAGATAAGTAGAGATGGTGAGACTGTTACGAGTGAAGTAACTACACAAGAAGCTGACTTGTTTCATATGATGCAGACACTAGCTGGCGATTCATCCGATGGTTATTCTGGATGTCCTAAGATTGGAATGGTAACTGCCAAACGATTATTAGGTAAGAAAAAAACTGTTGAAAGTATGTGGGAAACTGTAGTAGAAACATATAAGAAAGCAGGGTTAGAAGAAAGGGATGCCTTACAACAAGCTAGGGTTGCTAGAATTTTAAGGCATGGTGAGTATGACACTAAAACGGGAGAAGTAAAACTATGGGAGACATCACAATACAACAAGAAGCAGCAGAACAAATAGATAAAATATTATCAGAAGAAGAACAACGACCCTATGCACTCAGAATATTTGTAGTGGGTGGTGGTTGTTCTGGATTTGAATATGGTTTTTCATTAGAGCTAAACGGCAAACAAGATGATGACCTTGAATTTGAAACAAATGGCATAAAGATGGTTTGTGATTATATGTCAATGCAATATTTAAACGGAGCAATAATTGGATGGAGTTCAACTATTGCTGGTTCTAATTTCTCAATTAAAAATCCAAATGCAACTGCAACCTGTGGGTGTGGTTCATCATTTGCCGCATAAGGAAAAGATATGGAAGATGTAATAAGAAAACCTAAACACTATGCACAATATAAAATTGAACCTATAGAATTTATCATGGCTAATGATTTAAATTTTTGTGAAGGTAATGTAATTAAATATGTGTTAAGGTATAGAGATAAAGGTGGTATTGAATCTTTAAACAAAGCGAAACAGTATATTGATTTTATGATACGTGACATGTTGGAAAAGGGAGAGGTAACATGAGTTTAAATTTAGATTTTAGAATGGATGAAAAATTTACAGAGCAAGCACTCACAATATTGAGAGATAGATATTTACTGCCAGAAGAAAAATCACCTCAACAAGCATTAGGCAGAGTCGCA